AATCAGAACTGCGTCTACGAGGGGTGTCTTAATGATCTTCATAGTAGAGAATTGTTTTAAGGAGTCCTGTTGTAATATCAGTGGATACAGACCACTTTGTTTCTGAAGTAATTTTATCGTTGGAGGTAGAGTATCTTAGATCATGTCCAGGTCTATCAGTGACATGTTCAATAGGATGATCCTCCTTACTCATCAATTTACAAATCATCTTGACGAGATCAATGTTCTTGAGTTCACATTCTCCACCAATATTGTATCTCTCTCCTACCTTACCGTTGACCCATAGTTCAATCAATGCGTCACAATGGTCCTCAACATAGATCCAATCTCTTACCTGTTGTCCGTCACCGTAGACAGGAATAGGTGTTCCGTTATTGACGTTCCTGATGATCGTAGGAATCATCTTCTCACTGTCCTGTCGTGGTCCGTAGTTGTTTGAACAGTTCGTGATGGTAGTAGGAAGACCGTAGGTGATATTGTATGCGTTTACAAAATGATCACTGGCTGCCTTAGATGCGGAATAGGGATTCCTAGGTTGATACCTAGACTCCTCATTGAATGATCCATCTTTGAAGTCAATAGATCCAAACACCTCATCGGTAGAGATGTGCATGAAACGATCTACCTCATGTTCCAATGATGCTTGTAGAAGATTCACCGTACCAATGACATTAGTATCAATGAATGGTTTGGGATTTTTAATTGAGTTGTCTACGTGACTCTCTGCAGCCAAGTGAAAGACAGTATCAAATGTCTCTCGTTCAAACAAATATCTGACAGCATCATCACTGGCAATATCTACCTTATAGAATTCAATATTATCAGGTAGATTTGATTTCTTACCAGCATAAGAGATCTTATCAGCAACCACCAATCTTTCACCAAACTTACTCAGAGATCTAAGTAGTTGACTTCCAATAAACCCAGCTCCCCCTGTGACTAGAATGGACATGTTTCCTCGTACTTGTGTAGTAAATCAGGTGAGTATTGATCAGCTGGTGTTTCAATAATTGTTTCAGTCGTCCTCAGTCCCTCAAGATGATGAACTCTCTGCCTCAACTCTGTGGACGAATACTTGTGTTGTCTCTTATGATAGTGGATCTCAATACCATTATCGATACAATATTGCTTACCTGTAAAGTCTCGGTTCTCATACTCCTCACTCAGAAAACGGATGTCCATCCTCTGTGTCTTGATCATGTTTAACAGATCTTCCTCGGTTTCATACACCAATATCTCATCTACGTATTTACATCCTTGCACCTGAACATACCTCTCATACACACTCTGTATGGGTTTGTTCTTGATACCCGGTCTATCAATCGTAGGGTCCACTTGTAAGGCAACAATCAAGTAGTCACACAAAGCTTTTTCCATCTTCAACATTGTCACATGTCCAGCATGAAACAAATCAAAGGAACTACAATTAAATCCAATCTTCATTATAAAAGATCAACCACATAGTATGTATTGTATTAAAAAAGGAGGCCTTTGTCAAGACCTCCTGAGCTCCATGCACGCCACTTACTCTTGAGAGAAGTAAGAAACTCTAGGGGTTATCCCGACCAGTGCTGTTACAGTCCATCCGTGACTACTACTTATAGAGCACCCTTAGAAAGTTTTTCGATATTGAGTCCAGGATTCATCTTAAGAACTCTGATCAACTCATCGACTCTAGCATCTCCACCACCAGCTGAATGCTTTGCTTCACATGCAGCCTTGAGTGCTTTCACCTCAGCTTCAAGAGCCTTAAGTCTTACCTCTACCTCATTGTCATACTGGGACATGTAAGCACCAGATGCAGATGTCTTTCTCGTTGCCATAGTTCTAAAGTAAATCTACTTTATTTAGAACTCACACCTTATATTAAAGGATACAGTACATCTCTCATCCTCCACAGGATTAACATAATGTAGAAGGTTGGAGGGAAAGATGATGACTGTTCCTTCTTTGATATCCATATTCTTGGTGTGAACCTGAGAATCTAAGATACCAAAGTTGTTACTGATGAATGAGGTTTTGTTCTCACCCCTCTGATCTAAGATGTATATACCAGAGAATACAGAACTACCAGGAATACCTACATGATCATGTACTTCTTGAAAATCACCACTTGTATAGTAATTAGCCCAGATACCACTCACAAAACTTCTTGTTGGAAATCTACTGAGATTTACCTCGCCTAACATCTGATCAAGTGGTTCCCATATTATAGAATCCTGAAATAATTTTTCAGAAAGAAAAGGTCCTTCAGTTATTTTTACCTTACAGTTCCAACCGTCTGGAGTAGAACTGTCATCCTCAAAGTTATCAAGGATGAGAGGATAATATATGTCCTTTATTTCTTCGTGATTAGGAACATCACAATAGAATATAAAGGGAGCCCTAAGGAGCTTTAACGACATCTCTTACATATGCAGGAACACCATCAGGATCCAACCAGCAAGTGTAATTAAAATCAGCCATAGCTGTCATTAATTGCATTGAGTTGTCACACAGATACATGTCTTTGTATCTACGAGTGTGATCATCAAACTTTTGAATCCTACAATCAGGTCTACCGTTCTCAAGATTACCGTTCTCAATATATCGATAGGGGTGTCTCTCAAGTAGAATATTCATACCACCTCAGTCTTTTCAAGATCTTCTGCCAGACAATCAATGAGGATATCATAGTCGTCTAGTGGGTCACCAGAAAAAGTAACACCGTCGTTCTCATAAAACTTACGGACCTTTTTGAAAAGTTTCGGATTCTTTACGTCAAGGAAGAAGTCTCCTTTCACTGCGGATCGGAGAGTCGTGATGTCCTTTTTGAACTTAGAAGTGATAGTCATTGTCTTTCGTATTGACCTTAGCAGTATAAGGGATTTGACTAGTATAGTCAAGTGGACAGTAAAGTTACCGTCCCATGGGGATCGTGGGGATCGAACCCACCTCCGCCGAATTATGAGTTCGGTGCATTCACCAGATTGCTAGACCCCCTAGGGGTTAGCATCCCTCGTCATGTTCGGTATACATCTTGTACAGGTCGTCATCAGTAGACATCATCACACATGCCGCGCCACTATCATTCACGATACCTATATGTTCTCCGTTCTCTACTCTCTTGATCAACTCATCCCAATTCTCTTGAAACTCTTGCACGGTGAAGATTTCCATATCTGTATTATATAGTGTGAAAAAAATAATTACTTCTTTTTGAGAATGTAAGTTCCTGAAAATTCCTCAACGGTCATATTATCAGGATTCATAGGCCACGCTTCAGGGTCTTCTGACTGTTTGACAAAGTTGTTTTTATACTTAATGAGTAGTTCAGATACCTCAATAGCAGAAATGCCTTCATGAATTAAATCTGCGTTCAGTCTGATACTGTAAAGACCAGTAGGACTAGAATAAATTCTTTGTGTCATGACCAATAACCCACTACTTTTAAAAGTCCATGTGCATAGAAAAATAACAACACTGAACCAATACAGGCACTGATGACTGTGGCAGTCTTGTTGTGTTTGTCGATCGCTTTGTCGATCAGATCCTGACACTGTTTCTGAGTGATCATATGTTCAGGTTTGATCTCTGGTAATCGTGACATTGAAATTATACTATGAAAGATTAAGAAGTCAACTCTTGATATGTAAAAGCTACAGTAAACCTAGGATGTTTCCCTAGTACATTGGGAGCATGTCCCATGTGTTCCAGATAACCTGGAAACAATATCGCGTTATTTGGTATGTATGGATAATAGAAATAGTCTCCATCTTTGTCTTGAATTACAAACTCACCACCCCATGATGTGTCCCAATTGCCAGATGCAAAAAGATTGAGGGTCCATGATCCTTCAAGACCATCGATATGGAAGTTAGATTCTTGACCAAAAAACTGAATGTTGGTATTTATTCTTGTCAATGATAGGTTTTTCTTAACATATCTTTGACAAATATACTTTAGATAACTTCCATACTTTATGAGAAGTAAGTTATCACCAATGGTACCATCACCGAACTTTGGTTTGCTTAAACAACCTCTGTTAGGATGATTCTCATTGAACTCTTCGTTCTTAGTAAACCTCCATTCATTACCCCATGCCCAGAACTCATCACATATTTCTAAAAAATATTTACTAGGTAATATATTTTTGATCTGGAATATATTATCAACGTACCTCAAAGTCCAACCTCCTGACCTTTCTCTTCCTCCTTTCTTCTTGATAGGACAGATCACTAGAGGTCAGTACATTACCGTTCTCAATTTTATTACTTGAATGAATCATGACAACTTTAGAAAGGTCCACAGCCGTGACCTTATCTTCAATGACGGTCATCATATTAGGACATCCACAACAGTGGGTATGATGGTCACTCCTGATTTCTTTGTTGCATTGTTTGCATCTTACGGTAATCATGGGTCATGTTTTGAATTCGACAATGGGAGATACTGGGATCGAACCAGTGACATCTTCGGTGTAAACGAAGCGCTCTACCGCTGAGCTAATCTCCCGAGGCTCCTCCACCTGGACTCGAACCAGGGACAGGGTGATTAACAGTCACCTGCTCTACCAACTGAGCTATAGAGGATTGATTATCCGTAAGGGTTACGACCTATCTCCTTACAGAGTTTGAAGTACATCTTATAATATCTATTACACATCTCTCTAATGGTGTCCTTGTCGTCATCAAACCCATTGATTCTTAAATGATGATAAGAACCTTCTAGATTATCAATGATACGTAGGAGTTCAATCGGGTCCATTATTTATGCATGCATCCAACCAGTTACAATGTATTTGGTTTCACTTTTGGGTGGGAAGCCTCGATGATAGTATGGCCATGACGCAGGGAAGATAACAATTTTACCCGTCTCGGGTTGTATCTTAGTTCCATCAATGAACTCAGTGTAACCATCTTCTTTGACATCGTTTAGATACCAAATATATGTGGCAAATCTACTACCATTTTCGATAACATACTCACCATATTGATCATCATGATGCCAACTGTATCCTGCATTAGGTGATGTCTTTTGAATTTGATACCCACTGTCTACAGGATTATCAAAGCTGGGAAATGTCACTACATCGTAAAAATCAAATTTCAAAAAATTATCAAGGTGAATACTAAGACAATCAAAAAAGACTTTATCCTCATCTTTCCAATCAGGATAGCTTGAAATGTTAAGGTCTAAAGAATCCTTAATCAAAGGATCTATTCTTGATGTCTCAGTGTTACCGATGTAACCTGGATGAGATCTATCATCCTTGTCAAACTTTTTGATAACATGAGAACAAAATTCTGGTGTCAGAGTATTGTTAGCAGTGTATATGAAATCTGATAGTTTGACATCCATGATTAGATAATAGAATGAGTGGGGAGAGAGGGATACATTATACCTCCACTGAGCGGGAATCACTAATGTGATAAAGGTCACTCAGACTTTCGGACCTCCTGGTAAGAGTTCTGTGCGAACACAGCGGGCACCACCCCTGTCCTACTATACATTACCCCGTGCCTCCACAAGGGTTATTCAGTCACTCCCAATGGGGATGATCAATCCCCAACAGGCCGTGCAGGACTCGAACCTGCGACACACAGCTTAGAAGGCTGTTGTTCTATCCATCTGAACTAACGGCCCATGACGGTTCCTATCGCCGCTGACCCTGAACCGTCAAGGGGGTCACCGCAGTGGTCTCTCAACCACTCCTATACTATAAGAGGTAATCAGCCTTCTGTCAAGGGGACTGTGACCTTTTCCATTTTGGCATAGTAGTCATGAGCATAAGACTCACGATACCCTTTGATACCCCATCCCAACCAGTAGAATGCAGGGACCATATACTGACGGATTGTCCATCCAGATCCCTCAAACTCAGGAAGAACTTTCTGGAACTGGTTCTCATTCACCATGTATCTGACTTGTCCTTCTAGACTACTCGGATCACATCCATACTTCCTACAGAAAGATCCGAGACCCCTGTATCTGGAAGCAGTGGTCCATTGGATCAAACCAAACCCACCACTGTGACACTGATGATATTGAACCCTTGCACCACCCTCACAGATGTTTGCATGAAAGTTACTTTCTGATTTGATGTTACCCATCAGAGTTGATAGAGCATTACGATCAGTGATTTTAGTGTAATCTTGGATCTTACTCAGAACATATCGTTCATTAGAGTTACAACCAGGACAGTCCCACTTCTCTACCATCTGTTGAATGGGTTGTGCCTTCTCGTCATTAACACTGACATCGACTTTTTCTTGGCCAGTAACATCATTCAGTTCATCCTCCAGTGACGTTGAAGCTACACATGCAGTTCCTGCGAACACTGCAGCCACCATGAGAGTTGAAGTGAAAATCTTGCTAGTCATAAAATAATACTTAATCTAAACATTAAAATAATCCTTGCGGTAGTACCGTCCGAGGATGTTGGAATTGTAGTACAGTGGCGTCTCATCTGTCAACTTTTGAGACAGCACCTCCTTGAGGAATAGTTGACGGGTCTCCTCAAAGTTTACTTTTCCCTTGGTATTATGTAGGGACAAAATCTCACGGGAGAAATTATCCTTACCATACTTGGTCACGTCTTCCTTAAGTTCGGGACATGACCCGTAGTATTTTCTCCAGTCAGACTCCGACTTTACTTTGCGTTTCTTTCCTGGTGGTTTTCTAAACGACCAAAAATACTTTCGCCCAATGTATTGTCGTTGGTTTGACTTATTGGTAATGAGATAAACAAAACCATAGTTGTCCCCAATAAGGCTCCCATCAAAAGGGGTACCCATGTAGATCCAGGGGTTTTCGTAGTCACACACTCACTATTCTTCATAGTCCTGAAATATGTAGTCATCAATTTTTTTCGCTTGAATTTTCTGGGCCTCCATGTAGAGACCCAGAGCATAGTCA